TAATAAAGTGTTTAAGTTCTGCAATACCATCACCATCACGGTCTACTCTAAGCCATGATTCTGTAAGTGTTACTTCTTGATTTGCTTCAGTAAGGTAAGAACTGCGTCCTTGATATCCTTGCCAATAGCTTTGACCTGTAATATCTTTTCTTGCAGCCACATCTTCACTGTATTTACCATTTCCAAGCCATTCTTCGCCACTGCCAAGACGATCCCATTCATCTTCTGTGATGCTAGCTCCCCACTCTGGGTAATACTGGCGAACATCTGAACGAGACATTTCTGACTGGATGCCAACGAAGATAGCATCATCAATATCTTTTGCTTCATTTGAAATCCTAAATGCTTCCGGAGGAATACATTCTAATTTAATTCTACTTTTATCTATTCGTTTACGGAGTCGTACATCAACATAAGAGATATTTTCTGACATTGGATTGAGCGTAAGCTCATTGACGATTTCTAGATTTTCATCTGCAAGGATCTCGTCAAGCCTAGCTTCATCAATCTCCTCATATTCTTCCATAACGTAATCAAAGTCTTCAACGTAATCCCAACGGATCACTGCATTTTTCCAAAGAAGTGAAGACTTTATCCAAGTCTGTAGTATTTCCCAGCCTTTATTCTTTTTAAAAATACAATAGTTAACTAGGTTACTACCGTCTTTAGCGGCTTTAAATGCTCCGGGAGTATCATCATAAGGAATAAAACGTGCAATTTTATTATTATTGAGAAATAAATCTGAAAGAATTGCTGTATAAGCCTCGATTACTTCTGTAGTGCTAGTGTCAACAATGCTACTTACGCCTTGTGGTGCAAGATGTTCTTGTGCTACTCCAGCATACTCATAGGTTGCTTTAAGCCTTTCTCTAGTAAGGTCACTGCTGTTAAGCCAATCACCTGTAGAGTTTTGAATTCCTTGGTCAATAAGATTAATTAATTGCTCGTCACTAACAGCTTCTTTATACTTATAACCAGCCATTAGTACTTACCGCCTGTTCCGCTATAGAGAGGTTTACTGCCCTCCATAGTCTTTTGATTAAAGCCTTTACTGCCCGGTTGAGAAAGCGGTGTTTTACGTTCACCTGTTTTCTTAATAGGGGCTATTGCTTTAACTTGTTGATAACGTCCTGTCTTTGTCATTTTCCGCTCCTGGGATTACCACTTGACTTTATTAGCCCAATAAGCCGCACTCATTGGACCTTTATCTATGTTCTTTTTATGTCTTGCTTTCCATGCTTTATTTCTGGAGCTTCCATCAGGACTTCCACTTACACCCTGAGAGCCAAACCTGATTATTTTAGGTTTGCCATTTGGTCCATTAACTGCTACTGCATGAGACTTTGTTTTATGACTTGGTGTACGCTTAGGCTTATTAAGGCCGCTAAACTTTTCACCTGCTATTTCGATTCCCATTTCCAGCCTCCTTTATCTGTTGTAGTGTTCTTCCACAACCAATACAATACTTACCAGTTGCGTCTAGTATACATATACCTACGCAAGGACTACTTTTGCTCATGACCCATCCATATCCCGAATACGCCTGTCATGACTCCCATGACGACCGATACAAAAGCTGATTGTTGAGAAGTTGGTTCAGGGAGAGCCATAAACCATTCAGCACAACGCCAAGACATAACAGTACTAGCTAGCATCATCATTCTTGGGAGTATCTTCCACTTTAAGAACGTCTCTACTGACATAAAAATATCTCCCTTTAAGTAAAGGACTTTTGTATTCTTCTCTATAGTATGAGCTAACTTTTTTCTTTGATCGTTCCATATCAAACCATCGTTTAGAAGTACGCTTCAATAGCTTCAATCCTATCTGTATGCTTAGCTATTTCATCTAGCTCTGCTTGGATAGCCTCCATAATATCAGAGTGTTCTCCTATTCCCGCTGGATTAGCAAGATACACTTCTACGTTTGCTGAGTGTAACGCAATGTTTCCTTCAGCGTGTTTTTTAATTGCTTCTATTATAGTTGACTCTAACATATTTTCCTCCTAATAAGTTGGGCCTTTCCTACCCCTAGCGGCCCAGACTAGGTGAGGACAACGGTAGATACGGTGAGAAAGCTTGCTTTCGCAACCTTCCTTCATTACTGAAGAGAAAGCTTTTGCATTTCTTCCTCTAATTCTTCGTCCGATAAGTCTGAAGCGTCTAGATTTGTTTGTGTAACGTCTTGACGCGATAGTTTTGGTTGTTGATACTCAGCGAGTATACTTGCTACCTTAACAATCTGTTCAGTATCACCTTCTTCCATAGCTTGTACTAAAACATAGTTTAGTGCCGCCATAGCGTCAGGTGCCTCATCACCTAGCTCTTTCATAGCGACAATTGTCTGCTTAGCTAGCTCTCTTTTCTCTTTATTCTTTCTGCGGGTCTCAAGACCTCTACGCCGATATTCATCAGCCATCTCCGAACTTCCTATAGAAATAAGATTCTTTAATCCGGGATGATTATCATCACCTCTTATAGCCATTGAGTGTTTTCCTCCACAATAGGGCCAATTCGGTCCTTCCAGGAAACCGTATCGTTAGTTAATCTATGTTGGTGTGTTCTGTATGCTTCGAAAGCGATTGCAAGAGCCATAACAGTATCATCAAAGTTTCCTGAGAGGGCATTAGTGCTTCCGTTTTCTGCTGCAACATAAGTTCTTAGCTCCCCAACTATAGTATCACTATAGATACCTATGTCATCTTCTTCAATAGCTCTTTTAAGATTCCCTATAACCATAGGTTTTGTAGAGACTGTAGTTCTGAAACCGGGTTTACCACCCTCTTCATTTAGTAGGTTAGCCGCTTTGGTCTGATAGTATAGGTTTATATAGTTCATCTGTTTGAGACGGTTAAGAGTAGCAATACCTAGACTATTACTTTCTACAGCTAGTAGCGCATTGTTAAAGTATCTACCAAGGTAGAAAAGAATATCACCGAAGTTGCTAGGATCTATAAAGTTATCCCTGAAAAGCGCACAAACCTGCCTATCTTTGTTAAGAACTACAGCTGTACTATAGTCTTGGCCTACTCCAAGGGCAACATCTGCCCCAATAATAAAACGATCGTCAAAACTAGGTGGAATCCACATTTCTAGGTGGCCTTCTCTAGCATCTTCGAAGTAATTACTATGTTCATCAAATTCTCTAACATAGTCTGGAACTTGTACTTGTATACTATTTATTTTTTCTTGATCAAAGACACTATTTCCAGTAACTAGGAAGGCTTCTTCAGGACTGCTGGGGTATTCTTGCTTAAACTTACGCTCCCCTGACTCTCCTATCTTAAGTCTTCTCCAATAAAGCTGATCGTTGTCTAGGTCATACTTCTCTAGTAGCTCCCACTCTTCTTCTGTGAGTTCCATTTCTTCAGGTGCTGTTCTACGATACTCAGGTGTGATGAACCAAGGTAAAAAAATGGGAATATACTCATTTTCTCCTCTCATAGCGCCTTGATATAGTCTATAGAACTCCCCCGAAGCACCATTAGCGGTACTTTCTAGTATTACTTCAGTTCCCGCCTCTTGAGAAATCCCTTGAAATAATCCTGCGAGGATTTGTTCATCGAATTGCCAGAACCCCACTTCTGAGAGGTGGGCAATCGTAGGGGTAGTTCCTCGTCCTGCTTCTTTAGCACCCGCTGTGTAGAGTCTGTATCCACTTTTGTTATGTTCAAATAATATCTCTTTGGCATTAGACTTGTTTAGCGCTGGTGGCTCCTCCATATTGTCAATAATATTTCTAGACATATTGAAAAGAGCATCAGAGGTGGCACTATCGTGTGCCATAACCACTGACCTAGTATAAGGGGTGAAGAATGTCTTCCAAAAAACTCTAGCGGCGCAATAAGTAGATATGCCTTGCTGCCTCGCTTTGAGAACAATTGCTCTAACCTTCCCAGTTTCCTGTAGTTGCGACTCTAGTTTTCCATTAATGATGGATTGCGCTTGGTTGAACTCGAAGGGAACAAAGCCTTGGGATGCATTCTTCGTAATAATTCTGATTTGTTCTTTAGAAAAGAGAGCAAAATCATCTTTATATGCTTGTAATTGTTTACGTTTAGCTAGTTCTTTGGCTAGCTCTAGCTTACGTTTGTTGTTCATTGTAGGATTCCTCAATATTGTCCTATAAGGGTGTGTTTAACTCTTTGTCTGTGTTTAAAAAAGATGTAGAGTGTTGTTGGGTACCCTTGCCTTGTTCGGGGTCCCCCTGTTTCTTTTTTCTTGTTTCCTCCCGCCTTGCTCTCGCTGCCTTCGGGTGGCGGGGGTCTTTTCTTTGGCTGTCCTCGTGGGCGCTTGGTTTCCTCCCTTGCCGAGCGTCCTCGTGGGTTGCCGCTGTTGGTTTCCCTTTACCGAAGGAGTTTGTTATGTTTATAGAGTATGATGAGTTCATGTCAAACGCTTTTTCTATGGCTGCTGCAAAAGATCATCACGGTCTCTTTGATGCTCTTCAGGATTTGCATCCGAAAGATCCTAAAGTTCCGTTTGTTCTTGATTTAATTAATCATGTAACAGGTCTTAACTTTTCTCTTGCAACAGAAGACTACATAGAGTAGCCTCCAGGCTAGCCCTACCAAGGGCTATCCGAGAGGACACTTTTGTCCTAACACCCTAACTCTCTATGAAAGGAGAACTATCGTGGGTAAATTCAATGAAATGGCCATAATACAGTCCAACAATCAGCAGTCGGAATTCGTTCCGTCAAGCGTTTATCTTGGTGGTCAACCAGCTAATCTGGTGTGGCGCACTAGGCTTGGGCCTGTTGAGATTGTACAATCGGGTTATGAGGATGAGACCAAGTCTGTCTTGGTTGTTGTTCTTAGTAACGGTGATCGGTATCGTTGTAAGGTTGAAACCTTTGGCGGTCGGGAGTTTCCGTTTTACCTGATTGATGCACTTGCGTTGGTTACTGGTTCTGGCACAAGGGTCGAGTTGTGTGTGGCTGTTAGTAATCGTCCTAACAGTCGGGCTGCTCTTGGCTTCTTTTGCGGGTTACGGCTTGCTGGGTCAAAGACTGATCGCGGTTTGATTAGTCTTTAACTAAGTGGCGTCCTGCGCTTCGGCGTGGGATTGCCCTTGCGGGTGTCTCTTTTCTCCCTTAGAGGCATCCTCAAGGACAATCCTGTCCTGTTATCTCTTGAAAGGAGATCAATATGTGGTACGGACTAGCAACTCAGTCAATTAAGACTGAAGCAGAGAAGTTTTCTAACGAGCTTGATATTCGTAGAAATGAAGAAGCAATCGGTAACTATGTTATCCAACAGGCTACCAAACGGGCAGAACAAGCTAAACAAGACGAAGCACTCTGGAAACAAATGAGAAAGGAATTTCCAAAATGGTAGATGTAGCATTTGCAATAGTAGCATTCTGTTTATGTTTATCGATAGCTGCATTATTTGTTATATGTGCAGTTCCATACATAGAATTGCTTAACGAATGGTTCTCAGAAGAAAGGAACGACTAATGAATATATCTAACATGTCTAACAGGGAGCTTGAAGCACTTGCTCAAGATATCTCTGTCGAACTACAAGAGCGTGAACTCAGAGTTAACTGTGAGGATGCTTTTAATAACCACTTGTCAGTAGGAGAAATTTCTCCTGAATACATTGAAGCTTATGTTGCATATTTAGAGATGTGTTCAGACTATGAGCTAGCACAGGAACTACTCTCTGAGTGGCAATCTGAGCAAGACATTATTCAATCACGCAAAACAACAGGAGCGTAATATGAAACATGATATCAACATGGACCACGAAGTCTATAAACTCGTAGAAGCACTCGATGATGCATTCGATAATGCAGTCGAAGAAACACTTGGTAACTTTGCAGAGAGACAATTCGGAGATTGGATGACTGCTTATGGTGCATCCGAAACAGCATCTGCTGAATTCTCTGCAGTAGAGGATGAAATCCTTCGGAGATCACTCGAAGTAATCACTCTTCGGTGGAAAGAGTCAAAGAAACTGTGGTAATAGGTCCATTCTGGGAATACTTTTGGGTTTACGTGGAGAAATCCCGCCCGAAAGTGTTCCGAAGGGGATAGATATGAACAATAACAGACCAAAATGTGACAATTGTAAGAACCCGTCAGACGCAACTGACTTTGCAACCTACTGGTTATGTGCTAAATGTTGGCTAAAACAATTTGCTAAATGATTAGCCTTCTGACTACATCTTAACGGGTGTAGTCTAAAGGACAATCATGTCCTAAACCAGCATGTAAAGGAGTTTTATCATGCAAACAATTATCCGTAACATCTCAGTCAACTATGCTAAAGTATACAAAGCTGAAAAGAACCCATTCGGTGCTATGCAATTCGATATCCAACTCGAATTCGGAAAAGAGCGTATCGATGAACTCAAAGGCTACGGAAAGATCCGACAGCTACCAAACGGTAACTTCGCAATGAACATTAGCCGCGCCGAAGCTAACAAAGATGGTA